AGGCCAGCGGGTTTTATCCCCGCCGCTACGACTAAATGAGGTGATGTTGTGGAAGTAATGCGCCAGCAGGGCGACGAAGAGCTTTTGAGCGAAGAGGATCAGCAGGCTAAGAAATTGGCTGTGCTTGATGCTTTATCGTCTACGCTCGCTGCAAAGCGTCGTGAGGCTGTCGGCTTTAAATCCACATGCGGTATTGAAACTGAGTTTCTGGGCGATGAAGAGTTCTACCAGGGCTACGACAACGCCAATCGCCACGAGTTCGTTAATACTCTCTCTAAGCCTACGCAGGGCGGCGCAACGTCGCCAGAGAATCGCGTAAGGCCATCTGGTTCAGGTTCAACAGTCTTCCCGAATATCACGCAGCCGTACGTTGATGCAGCGAGCGCTCGCGTCGGCGACATGCTGCTGCCTACCGACGACCGAAACTTCGCGATAGAGCCTACGCCAATCCCTGAAATGTTCGATGGGCTAGACAAACAAATCCAGCAATCGCAACAGCGTGCCATGGCTGCGCCATTGCCGCAGGGCCAGATGCAGGACTCGGCAATGCTTGGCGTTCCAGGCGGTCCGATGCCAGTGCAGCCACAGGGTGAGCCACAGTTGCGTATGCCTGACGGTCAGGTAATGGGGATGTCACAAGCCAAGCAGTTCATCGATCAGATGAAGGCTGAGGCGCAGCGCAAAGCCGACAAAGCCCAAACTCAAATCGATGACTGGCTGACCGAGGCGCAATACCATGCACAGCTTCGCGCCGTGATTGATGATGCGGCAAAACTGGGCTCGGGCGTGATCAAAGGCCCGGTACCAGTCAAGCGTACATCGCGGCAATGGCGCCAGAATCCACAAACCGGTGTGCATGAACTGGTTATTGTTGAGGAAATCAAGCCTGGATCGATGCGCGTGGATCCGTGGGACTTGTTTCCCGATCCAGCCTGCGGCGAATCGATCCACAATGGCGCGTACATTTTTGAGCGTGGCCGCCTGACTGGGAAACGTCTGCATGAGTTGATGGGCACGCCGGGGTATCTCGACTCGCAAATCATGCTGTGCCTGAAAGAAGGTCCGAATCGCAAGCAGGAAGCTGATGCCCGCCACCAAGTAAACGACTCATACGTCAGTAAAGAGCAATACGAAATCTGGTACTACCACGGCGAAATCACAGTTGATGAACTGCGCTGCGCCGGCGTAGATATTGGTGAAGACGATAGTTGCACTGGTTATCCTGCGATGATTACGATGGTCAATGACCGCGTGATCAAAGCATCGCTGAACCCATTAGACGATGGCGATTTCCCTTACGACGTGATTCCCTGGAAGCGCCGCACTGGTATTCCGTGGGGTATGGGCGTTGCCCGCCAGATGCGCACACCACAGCGGATTATTGTGGCCGCCACGCGCAACCTAATGGACAACGCAGGCTTAGCTGCTGGCCCGCAATTGGTCCTGCGTCAAGGTATGCGGCCAGAGAATGGTGTCTACGAAGTAAAGCCGCTGAAATTCTGGGTCGAAGAAAGCGATACAGGAACACCTGGGACTGGTGTGCCAATGTCCGCAGTCGTTATCCCAATGCTGGAAGAATCGCTTATGCGGATCATTCAGTTTGGTCAGAAGATGGCTGAGGATGTCACTGGCTTGCCGATGCTTATGCAGGGTCAGCAAGGCGCAGCGCCTGAGACTGTCGGCGGCATGCAAATCCTGAACAACAATGCCAACTCGGTATTGCGCCGCATTGCCCGCTTATTCGACTCCTGCATTACTGAACCACATATCCGCCGTTATTATTCCTGGCTAATGGAATACGGTGAAGACGACGATGCTAAAGGCGATTATCAGATTGTTGCGCGCGGTTCTTCTGCGTTGGTTGAGCGAGATATTCAAAGCCAAGAGCTTGTCAATATCGTTCAACTTTGCTTGAATCCTGCGTTCGGTAAAAATCCTGCGAAAGCTATGGATGAATACCTTAAATCGCGCCGCTTTGATCCTGCCGCATTTGATTATACGGATCAGGAAAAAGAAGCGATGAAGAATCAGCCTCCGCCTGAAGATCCGCGAGTTACAGCAGCCAAGATTATGGCGCAATCGCGTGGTCAAGATCTGGATAAGAAACTCTCAGCCGACCAGCAGGCCGCGCAAATTGATGCGCAAGAGCGTGAGCGTGATCGTCAGATGGAAATTCTCATGGCACAGATGGATGCGGAAATGGAAACACGCAGCCAAGACGGCCAGCAAAACATGTCACTTGGTGAGATTAAGGCCATGCTTGCCGCAACTGTCATGAAACTGAATACGCAGCGTGAGCTATCCGCCAAGGATCAAGTGCATGAACGAACAATGCAGGCATTGACACCACCAACAGAACCGGTGGGGCGCGCTAAAACTGGCGAAGCGTTTCAAGCATGAAATTAAATGATTTTGAAATTCAATCAAGTACGTGGCAAAAGCTATCCGAGTATTACAGGACTAAATTAGCTGATTACCGTGCAAGGATTGAGAATCCAACCATGGATGACAGAGCAAGATTAGCATTGTGCTGGCAAATAAAAGTGATCAAAGAACTACTTGATCATGCTGAGCCAGCGCGAGTTATGAAGAAAGCAGACGCTGAAAATGATTCACCCTCTGCTGGTTACTAAGGAGTGTAGTAAATGGGTAATGGAGTTGAAAACGAAGGCGTGGTAAATGAATCGGAAGATCGCCAACAGGTAGATGCCGATGCAATGGCCGAAATGATGGCTGGCTATAACAAGGTACGCAGCAATAGATTGCACCCTACCGAAGAGGCTACGCCACCAGTCGCGCAAACCGTTGCGGAAGAAGTTCCCGCTGACGTTGTAACACCTGACCCGAAAGAAGAGCCTGATGATGAAGTGCCACAGGCACCCACATTGGAAGAGCGGTTAGCCGCTTTTAAGGAGGAAGTCAGGCAGCTTGCTGGCGATCCTACCGCTGTGCGGAAATTGCATGGCGAGATTGGCGATATTAATCGCCGCCTGAAAGAAGTTGAACAAAAGCCAAAGGTTGAATCTGCGCCCGTCAAAGATGAACTGACCGCCGCATTAGAGGAAGCTGAACGGCTTGAAAGCGAATTCCCAGAAATTGCTGGGACTCTAGTTAAAGAAATCAAAGTGGTTGCAAACCAGCGCCAAGATAAGACGGATTCGCAAGCCGTAAATAGCGAACAAATCGCAGCCACTATCGCAAAGCAGCGCGAGAAGGATGCGCAGGACGCTCTTTACGACGAACACCCGGATTTCCAAACGGTACGGGAAACGCCTGAGTTTAAAGCTTGGTTCGCAGCTAAACCAAGAGATTATCAGGAGCGTGTTGAAAATACGTGGAACCCAATCGTTGTATCGCGCAGCCTTTCTGAATTTAAAGAAACGCTCGCAAAGAAGCAGAAAAAGCAGGATCGTTTAGCCGCCGCCGTTACGCCACAAAGCGTGCCCGCACCAGCAAAGCCATCCACCATTCCCGATGAAGATGGATTAATGATCGGGTATAACAAAGTGAAAAACAAAATGTTTAATCGGTGAGTATCATGACGCAGAATATGCAGACTTACGCCAGCCCAGCGGGGCGGATCAATCAGATCAAAGGCGAAATGCTGGCGGTTGCTGAACCGCTGGAAGTGTTAGGTGTTGGCACGACTCAAAAGCCAATGCCTAAAAACAAAGGTGACAATATCACCTACCGTGCGCGCATCCCTACTGGTGGTGCAACCACGAATGCGAACACGCAAAACCGCTGGTCGGTGACTGCTGCCGCGCATGCGGTACAGGAAGGTGTAACGCCCCAGGCCGAATCTCTGTCCTACCGCAATGTCAACGTGCAGATCCAGCAATACGCATGCCTGTACGGCTATACCGATAAGGTCGAAACGTTCTATGAGGACGATGTGCCAGCCGATCAGCAAATGCAGACCGGCGAACGCATGGGTTTGGTTCGCGAAATGATCCGCTACGGCGTGATGAAGGCTTGCACCAACGTGCAATACGCTGGTGGCACTTCGCGCGCAACGGTGGATGAAACCATCAGCTACAACGGCCTGAGCCTGATGACTCGCACGCTGAAATCGAACCACGCCAAGATGCGTACCAAAATCCTGGCACCGGGTCCGATGTATGACACGTCGGCGATTGAGGCAGCATATCTGGTGTTCTGCCATACCGATGCTGAGCACGATATTCGCCGTCTGGAAAACTTCGTTCCGAAGGCGAAATACGGCAGCATGAAGCCGATCAACGATTATGAGTTCGGGGCAATGAACAACTATCGTTTCATCACCTCGCCTGAACTCGCGCCGTATGCCGATGCCGGCGCTGCGGTTGGCTCGACTGGCCTGTATTCCACCACTGGTTCGAATATCGACGTGTACCCAACCATCATCATGGCAGAAGATGCTGTGTATGACGTTGCCCTGAACAACAACTTTGACGTGACGCATATCCCTGCGAAACAAAAAACCAAAGAAGACGTGTTCGGCCAACGTGGTTATGTCGGCGCAATGTTCTGGTCAGCTTCTCTTGTCGTTAATAACGGCTGGATGGGTGTCATCGAACACGGTGTTACCAATCTCGGCTAATCGAAATGGCTCGGTTAATTCCGGGCCATAATTCAAGGAATTGAAATCATGAATCACATTATTGATTTTCGCGGCATCACTTGGAATCATGTGAATGCCGGATTCGTGGCAGGTACTACCAGTACTTATACCACGACTGCAACCACGGTTTGCTCTATTCGCGGCAAGTTCGCTACCGGCCTTTCTGCTCAAACGAATACCGCATCGCCTACCACTGACGCAACGACTGGCGCGGCCTTTGTTGCGCTGAGTACCAATAAGACTTGCGCGCTCGTATGGGGTATCAATGCCGCTGGCGCAATTCAACTGTCGCAAGGTCCGATCATCGACTGTGCAACTGGCGTAACCACCACGGTCGGCGCCTTCATCAATGCTCCGCAGTGGCCAACCTTGCCGGACGACTTCTGCCCTATTGCGTATCAACTGGTGCGTACCGCTCCTTCTGCTTCCGCCTGGACTCCAGGTACTTCCAGCTGGACTGCCTCGGGCGTGACATGCAGCACGGCGCAGAACATTTCCAATATGCCTGATCGTCCGCAGATTGCATAACCACCTAGCCGCCTAATCAGCGGCTATTCCCTAATCACAACTACGTATTATTGTGGGAGTAAATCATGTTGGATCGTATTTTTTCTTTTGTCCGCGTCACGCGCAAGCTGGTCATGGGCAAAAATGCGGAGATTGTCACAACCGACTCTTCGGGTGCTGAATCGACAATCAGCGTTTCCGAACTCGGCGCTTTGGATGGCGTAACAGCAGGTACGGCGACGGCAAGTAAAGCCGTGGTGCTGGGTGCATCAAAAGAAATTGCAACCATTACCAGTGCAACCATCACAACGCTGACCACTGGCGCCATTGCAAGCGTTGATTCATCGCTGGATGTCACTGGTTTGGCTGCCGCTCAAGGCGGCGCAGTCGTGGCTACTGGCGGCACGTCTTCTACCAGTGGTAACGCCGGTGGCGCTGTCTCTCTGGTCGGTGGCACGCCGGGTGCAACTGGTGTTGGCGGTGCAGCTTCCGTCACTGGTGGTATTGGTGGCGCAACATCTGGTACTGGTGGCGAAGCGAAATTGACGGGTGGTGCAGGTACGAACGGTAATGCTGTTGGCGGCGCTGCTACGGTTACGGCTGGTGCTGGTCAGGGTACTGGCGCGGGCGCTGTGGCTTCTGTCACTGGTGGCGCATCTGGTGCTGGCGCAACTGGTAACGGCGGCGTGTCGAAACTCGTTGGCGGCGCTGCTGCATCCACTGATGGCACTGGTGGCGCTGCGCAAGTCACTGGTGGTGCTGGTACTGGCTCCGGTGCAGGCGGTGCGGTCACGATCACATCTGGCGCTGCCGGCGCTACTGGCGTGGCTGGAGCTATTGCAATCGCTGTCGGTGCAGCTACGGCTGGCAATGGTTCTGCGGTGACAATTACCGGAGGTAACGGCGCTGGTGGTACGGCATCAGGCGGTAACGTCAATCTCGTTCCAGGTACAGCGGTATCCACCGGCACGCCGGGTGAGGTTCAGGTAAATGGCAACTCTGGCCTCATGAACATCCCGGTGGCCTTCACTGCAACCGACGCAACGCGCCACGTGTTCATCTGCACCCGTGCAATGCGCCTGAAGGCTTGCAGCAGTGTCTTCACGACTGCATCAACCTCCGGTACCTGGACGGTTGAAAAACTGACTGGCACTACCGCGCCAGGGTCTGGTACTGCGCTGTTGACCGGTACTGTCGCACTGTCCGGCTCCGCTAACACGGTAGCCAACGGTACGCTGATCGGTACGGTAGCATCGCTGACGTTTGCCGCTGGTGATCGCGTATCCATCGTGATTGCAGGCACCATGACCAACTTGGTCGGCGGTATTGGCACTATCACGCTGACCCCAGTGTAATTTTAAGGCCGCCTTCGGGCGGTTGTTTTCCGGAGATTTAAATGTCACGAGTTTTACCACCTGCTAATAATCAGGTAAGTACTGATGCAAAGAATAACCCTGTAGTTATGTCGGGTGAAACGATGACATCGGACAAAGAGCTTTATCAAGGCGAAGATCGCATTTTGAAAAGCTCTGGCGATGCCATGTCAGCATTGGATCAAATCGGTTTTGCACGAGTTACCGATCAGCCATACGATGAAGAAAAAATGGCGATGCTTGCGTTTATGAATGAAGACGTTGAGATTCGTATCGCAACCTCAACTGATCCGAATGCTGAACAGGTTTTCGAATTGACTATCAATGGTCGTACTGAACTGTTCAGGCGCGGCGAAAAGAAAGTCGTCAAACGTCATTTTGTTGACCTCATGATGCGCCAGAAGGAAACGCGCTACAAGTGGGAACATATCGTTGACAGCGAAGGCGAGAAGCATATTCGTTATATCCCATATACAGCCCTGAAATATGATTTTTCAATCACCCGTGACCTGCATCCAATGAGCGCCGACTGGCAAAATGCAGTGATGAAAGAAGCAGGCTAAAAGGAATTCGCCATGGAACGCAAATCATTCGCCGTTCAAGATGTCGCAGGGAATGC